AACCAAAGGGTGGAAAAGGTTACAGCAATATAGATGGAATAATTGATGCTTGCGTCAAAGCATCTGGTAAGAATGGATTTTCTAGAGGATAGATATGGTTACTAAAGCAGAACTTAAAAAGGCTGTGAAGGCTATGGAGAAATCAGATAGTAAAAAACCTGAGAAGTCCGTAAAGAAACTAACTACTAAAGAGCGTGTAAATAGGATAGTAGAAGGGAATGATCCGGGGTATCATCTACGATGAAAGGCAATCCTACCCCAGTAGATACGTTTCATTCAAACGCTGATGAAACTGAATTTACTATCAAT